AAGTTGATGAATATATGCTAAAATAGGTCGATTCTTAATACTTTTTAAATTCTTTTTCATAGAACTGTAGGTAATTTGACTATGATTTTTATTTTTACCCACATGAGCAGCTTTTAAATGCGCTTTAACAAGTCCATCTTTAGACGTGTCTTGAGTAAAAGATAAAACGCCCTCAAGTCCAACGGCTACAAAAGAGCCGCCAACAAAATTATCTTTAGAAAAATTAACACTGTTTCCTTGTTTAACTAAATAATCATAAAAAGCATCTATAGTAATAAACATAATTGCACCCCCTTATAAACATACCGTTTTTGAGAAGGTGCATTTATCAATAGGAACAGTACTAAACTCTCCATTTTCAAAACGACCTATATTTACAAAAACAAACAAAGTCCCCTCTTTTTCCATCTCAGGATAACCCGCTTGTCTAAATAATTCAGCTACCTCTGTATCAGAGGTTTTAATAAACGGTATTTTTCCCATTTTCAACCTCCTTAACCATTTGATCTGTCTCTCTTCTCTCTAGTCTGTTCTCCATCTTCTGTAAGTGATCCATCGTCTTCAGCGGGTCTGCCAACTTCTCCATCACTGTTACCAGTAGATGTATGGCTAGAAACAAGTGGACTATTAAACTTATTGGATAAACCAAGAATATTTTCTTCCAGATAATTAGTAGCTAATGATTCATATTCACTAATACCACTTAAAGCATTGATTGCTAATTTAACAGGAAGACCATAAGTACCATTTTCTAGCAACTCTTTTCTAAAATCTTCCTTTGTATAAGCACTAATTGGAAAGAACACTACCTTACAAGGTGTGCTAAGATTATATGTCGCATATCTATTTACCCAACCTTGAGTTTGACCAAGTAACGAACTAATAGCTAATTCAGTATCTACTTTCATAGCAAGTTTCAAACCAGTTGTACCTGTAATAGAAATACTATTAAGTACTTGACCCCCCATACCAGAATTAAGAACATTTTCTGTAGCTTTTGTAACTTTATTACTATTAGTAGTAGCATCATTATCGCTAAAACCAATAGTATTTAATTTTCCGGGTACAATGGCGGCAGAAGTATAATCTGGCAACGCTTCTTCGCACATTCTATTAAAATATTGAATAATAATTTCAGGATCAACTTTCCAATCATCAATATTCTTACTACCAGTAATAGTTTCCATTTCTAACCAAATCAACTTATAAATATCCTGTTCATCCGCAATAGCTTGAAAATCTTTAACGTCTTCCAAATTAATTAATTCAGCAAATAAACCAGAATAATATGGTACAATTACTTTCCAATCTTCAACATTTAATTTTAAACAAACAGTATACTCTTCTGGAAATACCTGCCATTTAAAATCATCGCCACCAGACTCATATTGACGATACATGCTTTCAAAAGGATCTCCCCAATATTCAAGCAAATAATTATATGTACCTGTAAAATATGACATATCCATGGCAAATGCAAAATCGCCACTTGGAAATCTGCCCGCAATTTTGCAATAATCTGGATCAAGTGGAAGAATAAATAATCCATTATCATCATCATAATAAGCACAACCATAAAACACATCTTGAAGAAAACAGATAAGATATATCATTAAAAATTTTTGTTGAAGGTCAAGACTATCAATGAATTTAGCTGTTTCTGCATATTCCTTCAACATTTTTTGATCATTTTGTGTATTAGCAGTTACATCATAATTTGGTATAATGCGTCTTGCGTCTAATTCAAACATAGTCGCATTATAATTAATAAGTTTCTTATACATTTGTGAACGATAATATAAATACCAAGAAAGATTCCTTAGATTCTTTTCATTATTACTAATGTTTTTTAAATAAGAAAGAAGTTTGCTTTTATCAAAAGTAGGAATAGCTTTTCTTGTATTTTTTGTCACATCTGTAATCTGTTTGAATGAAGTTTGAGCGGCTTCAAAATTTTTTAATCTATCATAATTATTATTATAAAAAGATTGTAATTCAGAAACTGTCTTTTCTCCATGTTGTGTAATAATTGTATCTCGTGCCTGAGTTGTGCCCGACACATTACGATTTCTTTTTCTTTTACGTGCCATATGCACCTCCTCAAATTATTTTATTATTTCTTGTACGTCCCCTACGAATAGGAAGACTATATACAAGTCGTTCCACATCAGAAAAATTAGGTTTTAGTTGAAGCTCTAATTGTTTCATACACCAATAATTATAAGAAAGAGAAGAGTAGCGGTCTTTTCTATTACCCTTCGTTTCAAACACTTTTAACTTGCCATCTTTATAGAAACCTTTTAATTTAACTAATTCAAAAATAGCCGCTGACGTTTCTGCATAAGATTTTAATAATTCACCTTTTTCATAAACAGTCAATTTCTTATAACCTTTAAATTCTTTAGAAAGATATATTTCTGCATCGTTTTCAGATACTAAGAAATCAACATTGCCATTTTGAATTGCATTACGAAGTAAGAGACAGTATGTACTATTAGAATCGGCTGATGCTTTTACACAATACATAACTTTTTTGGCATCACGAACCTTACAACGCTGTGCCATTTCGTTATTGTTGCAAAAATTTAAAGCTTTATAACTCTCACTCATTTCTGGGTCATATTGGTCTTTAATAAGACCATCCGCTACGCCCAGACCAACTCCAGCTCCATCAATAACCAAATATGTACAATGGTATTGATAGAAGTATCTCATAATAATCAAACTTAATTCATCAGCCGTAAGACCTTCAAAAGTTTGACCAAACACAAAATGTGCTTTATATTTAGTATCTGTTGTCCTTATAGCATCATTTATATATATAGCAGAAGCATCATTGCGTTTCTTTTTTGTAGAAGCCATTAATGCTATATCTACAGACAAAATACGTTCGCCGTTCTTAGGGGGAGGTGGCACAGGATTATCTTTAGAATAAAATTTTAAAGGTAATAATCCTTTTTTATTTACCCTAAGTCGAGATGCCTCATCAAAGCTAAACACACCACCTTCATTGTCACCATACCAAAAACATTCGTCTTCCATATGAAATGCGGTCTCATCAAAATCATCTTCAGACATTCGATCTTCAATTTCATCCCGCATCAACAATCCTTCAAAAACAGATATTTGATAAGGAAGACCGCAAACAAAATATTTTCGTTTGGGATTCAAAAAATTTTTAAAATACGCTAAGAACTTGTCATAACCCCAACTAGATTTTAACCAAGGTGAGGACATGTATATTTCTTTATTACGTTCTTGTAAATGAGCATATTGCGGATATTTCAAATAACCCGGACTTCTAGGAGCTTTAAGAAATTCTTTAATAACAGTATCAATAATACGTTTATCTGTCTTAACATATTCATCAACAATTATTATATTTGCACGTTGAGAACGAGCATTATCTGTACTAGTTGTCGTCTTAATCCAACTTCCATTTTTAAAGAATATTGATCCGTCATTTTGGCTTATATTTATTTTTTCTATCTCATTTCTTAAAAAAGCGCTTTGAGGACATAACTCATCTCGTATTTTCGCCAGACTTTCATTAGCTTGTTTCAAGACGCTAGCAGTAATAATAATCTTTGACCCCGGATATAGAATCGCTCGGCACACTAAAAATAATGCGACCAAAAAAGTTTTCCCAATACCACGGCTTCCACAAAATAAGAAGAAATTATTATGCATCATTGCCCATAACAATAATTCCTGAAACCACCTAAGACGTATATCTGTAAATTGTAATGCTTCTTTAACAAATCGTTGTGGATTTGCTCGATAATATCCAGCCCTCCAAGCAATAGTTCGCATCATTTTTGTATGCTTTTCTTCTTTTACTTCTTCTATATTTCTAGTCTCTTCAATAAACTCACTCATGAGTCATCATCCACTTCAAATTCTTCGGCCATTTTGTTTCCGAAGATTTCATCAAAAATAGATTCTGTATCATCGCCCTCCCCATACTCAGGACGTTTCACAGTAAGCTTACCCATAAACCTTTCATATATAGAAGAAAAAGCATTTTTTAAATTAAGCATTTTAGCCAAGTGTCCTTTAAAGAACACATCAATTAACAAGCCAATCCTATCCACATCAGCCCATTCACCCTCTGGTTCAGGAATTGGTTTTTCCATCTCCCAAGCTTTAATCAATTCACCAAAACTTTTTTGATCAGTCATAGCATCAGTAGAATTCTGTGTAGGCTTAATTCCTAAACTTGTCATAATTTCTTGACAAGATTTAATAGCATCCTTGGGGTCGCCATCTTCTTTAGCTAATCGTCTTGCCCGCATATCTTGAATACATAATTGCTCAAATAGTACCTCTTGCGCTTTAGCTTCAGCAGGATATCTTGAAACCCAATCTTCATAAGCACTTTCAAGCTGATATAATTCTTCGGAAGAATAAGCCCCAAATCTTTTACGCCCACGTTTAATTATCTCTTGGTCTTCATCAACAATTTCAATTTTATCTGGTCTTGACACAGAATATTTTTCACCATATTCTGAATTCTCCCAAGTTTTTCCTTTATATGCAGGAAGACTACAAATCTGAGCCATATATCTTTGAAATGGTAATATTTTAGATTTACCAGAAT